CCGTTGCCAAGTCATTACCTCAAAAACGGGTAATTATCCCAAAGTCCTTTGTATAAGGTACTAACAGAAGTTTTCCAGAATTACGGAAAAATCCAGGCAATGGGACCACAATATAGACGCGGACTGCCTTCACTACTTTCTACGCCTTAACGGTTTCTACTCCCTGCATGATGAAAACTCCAGTTCAACAAAATACATCCGTATAACCGGTAATATCGTAAAGCTAATCAAAGCAAAGGATATCCGGAAGTTTATTCGCGGTTGGGCACAAGAGAGCTTTTTACATCGTGATATAAGAAATCTTATTCTAAACAGTCCCAAACTATCAGACACCGCACTGGACAATTTGCAAGAAATAGAATTGGATTTTACCAATTATACGCATAATACACAAATGTTTTTCTTTCCAGGATGCAGCATGGAAGTAAGCGGGCACGGCATAAAGGAACATCCGGCCAACGGCAGCACATTATCCCACTACGTCTGGGAAGAAAACGTTTTAAAACACAAGGTGCGTCTAATGGAAAATATGTTCACCATTTCCAGGAAAAAGGATATTGAAGGTAACGACGTCTTCGACATTACGATAAACTCCGTTCCGTCTAACTTCTTCGGCTATGTAATCAATTCCAGCCGTATTTATTGGCGCAAAGAACTGGAGTATAATTTTGAGGATAAAGGGGTAGGGGAATCCGAAGCCTACCGGGAAAAGCATAAATTCGATATTGAGGGGGAAGGACTTACTGCGGAGGAAGTCGCCGAGCAGAAAAAGAACCTTATCAACAAGATTTTTACTATCGGCTACATGCTGCACCGTTATAAATCCCCTTCGCGCGCATGGGCACCGCAAGCCATGGACAACAAGATAGGCGAAGATGGGGAGTGTAACGGACGATCGGGAAAGTCCTTCATGTTTAAGGCTCTTTCCTACTTTATGAAGACCGTTAAACTTTCCGGACGTAATCCTAAGCTGATGGATAATCCGCACGTGTTCGATCAGGTGAACCAACATACCGACTTTATCCTGGTGGATGATTGTGACCGGTATCTTAATACAGGCCTTTTTTACGATATTATCACGTCTGACATGACCGTAAACCCGAAGAACAACCAATCGTTTACAATACCCTTTGAAGAATCCGCAAAATTGGGGTTTACAACAAACTACGTTCCCATAGATTTCGATCCGTCAACGGAAGCCCGTTTGCTTTATCTGGTCTTCTCTGATTACTACCACCAACGCACGGAAGATAACGACTACCGGGAAACACGTTCTATCCGGGACGATTTCGGCAAAGACCTGTTTTCTAAGACGTATTCCGAAAGTGAGTGGAACGCGGATATTAATTTCTTCTTGCAGTGTTGCCGTTTTTATCTTTCTCTTTGTGAGGAATCCATTAAACTACTTCCACCAATGGAAAATATAATCAGGCGTAAATATAAGGCCGATATGGGCAATAACTTCGAGGATTGGGCTAATTCTTACTTTTCTCCGGATAGCGAACACCTGGATTCTTTTATTGTACGTGAAAAGGCTTTCGCTGATTACAAGAGCTTTTCCGGTGTTAGTAAAATTACAATGCAACGTTTTACAAAAGCCCTGAAAGGATTTGTGGCTCTTTGTCCCTATATCGAGGAACTTAATCCGAAGGACCTTTGCAATTCTCAGGGACGTATTGTCCGTAAAGACAACGAAGGCAAAGCCGCTGATATGATTTATCTACGTTCATGCGGCCAGATGGAAACATCCACCGGCGGAGATCCGGCACCGGTTGATCCGACATTTGTATTTGTACCCGATGAACGAACCAACGATGAATAACGCTCATTTGAAATTAAACAGCATGACCGAGTTTACGGCACTTTGGAACAGCGGCGAGAAGTTCCGGAACTTTGCCGAGCAGGTTTACCACTACCTTTGGCGGATGAAGCCGGGCACTGTCTTGATATTGGAGCGTTATTCGGGTGAGCGGTTGGAATGGATCATAAAAACGGCCTGTGTCTTTATCCTGGAAGGAAATAACTGGATAGAGTATGAATTTAATGAAGACTATACGGCTGTCATACACCGTAATGTAGCTCCGGACGTTAGAAAGTGGATATTGAACCGTTGCCAACACCGGGTATAAGAGAATCCGACACCGGTAAAATACAAAAAGAGGGATCAGATACGAAAGTGTCGATCCCTCTTTTTGTCTGGAAACAAGCGTGCGTCCCTACTTATCCCTCCCCATACCCCACCTCTATTTCATACAAAATTTTAGTAACTCTGTAACCTTTGTTTGCTTGAAAGAAAATAATCTGAAAATCAAATAGATAAAGGAAAACAGAAGGTTACAAAGTTGCGGTTACAAATCGGTTACTAACTTTTTTTGTTTGTAACATCTATCTTTTCATCTATTACCGGAGGACCCGGTTACAAAGTATTTTTCTTCTATTTTTTTGTAACAGAAATTAGTAACGTTACTAAGTTGCTAAGATACAGTATTTTATCTTTACCGGTTGCCCGGTTACGAAATTACAAATATTTAGTGTTGAATTATATTATATCACAGGGAAGCGGAAACAAAGTGCGGTAAATCCGGGGATAGAACGTGCTATAATTATTTTTTCACGATACATTTATTAAAATATCGGTTATCTGCCTACATTTTGGTATAAAAAGCAGAATAACAGCGTATAAGGAAGTATCTTTGCGGTTGAACTTGAATTTTATTGTTATGATTACCACCCGAATACAGATTGAACCCTATTTGGCCGAATATATCAGGGGTAAATACTACGATGAAACAGTCGGTACCGTACGTTTTCCTTCTCATTCTGATATCTATGTGACAATTTACGATTTGATGGAAAAACGGCCTGTTAATTGCCCGTCCGATCGTGGCAATCTTGAATTTATGTTGCCTGATCGTAGAGAGGCTAATTTTGCCGGTGGCAAATCACCGGAGCAATTCAATTACATTTCTATTCGTGGAACCCGTTTTCTTGAAAAGAGGTTCCGGGCATTGATGTGGGCCGAATTGCATGAGGTTATGGACGAAAACAAACATTTGCATGGCGTTGAGTTTAAAGAAACGGTTTTTACCTTTATGAAAAGATATTCTATAGCTTCCATCCAGGAAGACGGACTATTGAAAAACTACCAAAGATGGCGGGATAGTTTCAGGCGTAAAACCAAAAGGGCTTATAATCGAAAAAAAATGTAAAAAACACGGTGTTTTTTTACCTACCAACTGTATCTGTTTGTCCTTTTTTGTCCGGTTTTTGGCTGAAAAGTGCTGAGTGATTGATTATCAATTAATTACAATTGTAATATGAAGAAAAATATAGTTTCTGCGGCTCATAGCCTCTTTCTTGTGTCCGTATCTAATGTTTTATCATTTGGGGTGGTACATTCCCGCGCTTTTATAAAAAGTATCGGGGAAGCGGAAGAAATAAAGATCGTTCCGGGGAGTTTTGTTCCGGGTGATGGTTTAAGCGACGGGCTTTATAATAAAAAACATAGTTTTAAGCTATCCGATGTTTCCGTTAATAAGACGGATTATCTGGAAAATTTGAAAAAAGGCCGCTATGTTGCTTTTTATGTCGATGAGAACGGAAACGAGCGTGTTTCAGGTTCTCCGGATTATCCTCTTTCTTTGTCTTACGAGATCAAAGGCGGTCTTTATTCCTGTACCCTGACCGGGTTTTCCATTGATCCGGACGCCTTCCGATAACTTTTCCCGTCCTTCTTTACCTATAATATAGGCGTTTTCTTTGTCGTAAAAAAGAGAACGTGGATAGAATACAGGAGATTTTTACAGCACATTGGGCAATTGCCGATAACGATTATTACCGGTTGCTTTCTTTGCTTGTACCGTGTGTTGCCGCCGGTAACCTGGACGCAATAGAGAAACGGCTCGACAAAAATAAAATAACCGCTTACGCTACTACCCCTTATCTTGCCAGCAAATGGGAACTGGACGACGATAATTTACCCGTAGACAGCGTGGCCGTCATAACATTGGAAGGCACTTTATATTCTTGGGAAACTTATCGTTTGGAAGAAAGGCTCCGGCTTGTTTTCAGTAACCCGAAGATTTGCGGTGCGGTTCTTTGGATCAACGGACCGGGAGGCATGGTCGCACATGTAGACCTGGCAGCAAAAATGATTACCGAAGCCCCCAAACCCATAGCCACTTATGTAGCCGGTACCATGGGAAGTGCTCATTTCTGGTTAGGCACTTCCGCCGGAAGGACTTTTATTGCTTCCCCTATGTGCGAGGTGGGTTCTGTGGGGATTATGCTTACTTATCAATCCTTTAAGGAATATTTTAAGAAACAGGGTATTGATTACCGGGAAATTTATCCGGACAGTGCGGACCTGAAAAATTATGAAACGCGGGTTATTGAAAAGGAAAATAACGAGGAGCCTATAAAAGAACGGCTTACCGTGATGCACCGTATATTCTGTGATGCGATCAGTAAGAACCTGGGGATTTCTTACGATCCGCAGCTTCCTCTTTTCAGAGGACAGATTTTTACCGGTGATGTAGCCGTAGCGAATGGATATATCGACCAGTTCGGCACATTGGAAGACGCTGTAAAGTGGGTATTGGCACAGGCAACCGTAAGAAAAGTAAACGAGATGTATAATATATAGTATTAACTTCAAAATTTTGTATATATGAAATTTAAGAGCTTTTCCGCTCATATTCTGGCTTTATTGGGCTTGTCGGAATGGAGCAGGGTAGAGGATAAAAACTCTATCACAGTCGAGGAAGTGGCAAAACTGAAAAATTACGGTTTTACCGAAAAATTCCTCACGGATTTTAAGGCGTCCCTTGAAAATGATTTCCAGGACGAAACCGAAGACGGGGGACAGGGAGAGGGAAACGATGAACCCAAAACTACCGCTTTCCTCCGTGGCCTGTTGGGTGACACTGCCGCCCGTCTGACGCAGGCGCAAGAACAGCTTGAGGCACTGCAAGCACAACAGAGTGAGGAAGACAGAAACAACACGGCTGCAATAGCCAAAAAAGATGCGGAAATCAAAAAGCTTTCCGGTATTATCGCCCAACTTTCGGAGGCTTCCGAAAACGATCCGGGCAAAGGCACACAGCACAGCGCACACATGGACGGTAAAGGAAAGTTTAATTTGCAGGACGAAAAACAGCTGGGAGGCTTGCAGGGTGAAATGTTCTCACTTGACCGCCCGTATAACCTTCGCGCCAAAGCCGCATTAATGGAAGCTGCCGGTTTTGAAATGATCGCTCTTCCGAAAGCAAGTTCCATGGATTACAGCCGTTTGAAGGAAGATCTTGGAGCATTTTACCGTATCCCATGGCAACAGCGTTTGCAGTCGTTTTTAATGGAACTTCCTTCCATTGAAAGTATTTTCCCGCTTGAATCCGGTTATCAGGACCTGGCTACGTTGGTTAATATCTGGCTGGGTGAGTTCTCACAGGCCGGTAATGAGGAATCCGACTTTGACAAGGTGACTAAGGGTTCTTATGAGTTCGACGACGAAACCCTGCGTATGTTCAACGTGATGTTTGCGCACCGTTTTAAAAATTTAAAGGCTCTGGAGAAAACCTGGATCGGCACTTTGAACAAGGAAGGTTCAAACCCTATAAAATGGTCTTTCATCGAGTACATCCTGGCCGAAACAGCGAAGAAGTTGCATAACGAGCGTGAACAACGCCGTATTAACGGAATCCGTAAAGATCCGAATTTGAACGAACCGGGCAAAGCACTTGCCGCGGCTGACGGACTGTATGAGTTCTTGAATAAAAAAGTGAACGGGCATACCGATATCAATAACGGAAAGCTCGTTTACCAGATCAAGCCGTTCGAGTTGGGAGAAATTACCGAAGCAAACATCGGTGAAAAAGTGTACAAGGGTACTTCCATGATTCCGGCCGTTCTTCGTGATAGCGGAAACCTGGCACTTTATATGCCTTCTCACTTTATTGTATTGTATCATAAATACAATGAATTGCATTACGGACAGAATCAGGATTACAAGGCTAACATTATGTACGTCAAGGAATACCCGGGGGTAAAGATTATTCCCGTGCCTAATGCGGATAACCACCACCGTATCTTCTGGACGTTTGAAGGCAACATTAAGACGTTTGAGGACAAACCGGGTGAAATGACAGCGTTCAATCTGGAACAGGAGGACTGGAGTTTGAAAGTCTGGAGTAACTGGCGTGAATCTATCTGGGCTATTGCCGTAGGCTTCAAATATACGAAGAAGGAAGATATGGACTATACGCGCCAGATGATCTTCTGTAATGAGTACGACCGCCCGGCGTCTTACTTTGTGGATGCTGACAAGGACAAGAACCCGTCGGCCAAACTTCACACGTCCATTGTTACCGTAGCTAATACGGCCGAATTTGCTATTACCGATATTGAAGATGCGCCGGTAGGTGCGGTTATTTCCCTGAAATGCGGAAGCGTGGATAAGGGTGTTAAGATCGAGAAAAGCGGAAATTTCAGTCTTATTGACGACGATTGGGAACCTGGCAAGGGAGATGTTATCAAACTGATGAAACGTGCCGACGGTAAATTTATCGAGATCAGCCGCGAAAATGCCTCTTCCGATGCGTTGCAGTTTGCGCCGGATGAAACGGCACCTTCCTTGCTTGACGGCGAAGTATTTGTTACCGGTGTAAATACAAAGGCAACGGCAATCACCAACTTTACTGATGCGGAAGCCGGAATCGTTTATACGATTTACGGAAACGGTTCTGAAAATGCTTCTACCATTGCTAACGCTGGAAACTTTGTCCTTACCGAAGCTATGACGCTTTCCGAAGGCAAGTTTATCAAATTGGCAAAAGCTTCTGACGGTAAATTCTACGAAGTGGCAAGAGGCTAAATTAATCGGAAGGGGTACTTTATCCCTTCCATTTTATAACCTTATAAATCATTAAGTTATGACATACGTAAAAGCAAGTGTAAGAAGACCAGTCGGCAATCCCGGTAACGGTATTCAGCCCAAGGATCAGCTCGTAATTTACGACGTTGACGATATTCTTTCCTTTCCGCAGAGAAATGAGGCTGGCGTGGTTATTGAGAATGACATCGTAATGAAGGCGGGACGTTATGCGATCGGTATTTACCTGACACCCGGTACCGCTGAAATCAGTTCCAACAGTGACGGGGAAACCGATGCGGAAGGTTATACGCCTTCCATTAAGTTCAATCATCCCGGTAACGAACAGGAAATCCGTGAGTTTAAGACAAACTGGCTGTCCAAGAAATGTATCGTTGTGCTCCGTTATTGTAGCGGAAAGCCTGCCGATCTGATCGGAACGCCTTGTAACCCGTGTAAGTTATCCGTATCTTATACCGGTTCCAATGAATCGAATACTAACGAACTTACTTTCGCCCAGATCAGCAAGGGGGATGATATCGCCATCTATAAAGGTACCGACACTTTGGAAGAACCGGTTGCCATCGTGGAAGCTTCTGCCACAGATATAGAGTACCAGACGGACGGACAATACCAGCTTTCCGGCGGTGCCGCTAAGATTGCAGGCATTACCGGGGGAAGTCATGGATCGGTAATTACTCTTATGGGATGTTCCGGCGTTGCGCCAACAGTGGAGAAAGGGGGTAATTTCCTTCTGAAAGGTGGTAAGACGTTCACCGCTTCCGAAGGCTCACAACTGACATTGCGGGCATTTGACGACGGATCAGAGGATCTGAAATGGATTGAACAAAGTCGATATGAGGCATAAGTAAACGGCTTTAATAAATAAAAAGAATCCCGGAACCTTAATAGCTCCGGGATTTTTTTTATTTGACTTTTAATTCGATCGGTTTACCACAATGGGGACAGGTGATCGTATTCTTTGTTTCCTGTACTTCCTGGCTGGATGCGAATAGTTGCCACATGGGGACATCTAAAGTAGTGGCGAATCTCTTAATAGTTTCTAAAGTCGGATTTTTCATTAATCCATTAAGATTTTGTTTTTTAATACCCAATAAGTCTGAAAAGGCGGTTTTAGTTAATCCCTTTTCTTTTAGTAATGCTTCAAAATTATCCATATCATTAAAATTTAATGTTGTAAAATTACGAATAGTTACTGTAGTAATGATATATATATTACTAAATAGTGTTAAGGTAAGTTTTAAATATTACTTTTTGCTTGTTTGGTAAAGTTTTATACATTACCTTTGTGATATCAAAAAGGAAATAAAGTAATAACAATAAAAAATACAAAGATTATGAAAACAAAAATGAATGATAACGTAAAAGGTAATTTAATAGCTCAGATCATGGGTGAAATGAAATCAGCCGCTTTATTACAAAATAAGCCTTTTGATGAAAGTATTTTCTTCGACCTCATATTTATGAGTGATAAAGAGTTATTGAATGTTTCAAAACTTTGTGGTATTAAATAATATAACATCAACCAGCAGGGCGAAAGCCCTGCATAAATGATATAAAGAATGAAGGATATAGAAGTAAACGGCGCACATATCACGGATGAAAGTGCCGAGATCTTAAGACAGTGGCAAATTAAAACTGAACCTGTATCCGCTTGCTATATACGGGTAATAGAGGAGACAATCGACGATTTGACGGATGAAGGAGGTGATCCCCTTTCTCCGGAAAAGATAGTAGGACGGATAAGAACCTTGCGGATGATGAAAAAGGATATTGAAATGTTATCAGGTGTATAATATCAATTTGAATAATTGTAATAACAAAGGGGAGCCTTCAGGTTTATTGCCCCTTTGTCCTTTTTTAAAGGTAATTGCCTTCTTTTCTTTGTACAACTAAAATTAAATGTATTATGAAACAGGAAATTATTACCTATTTGGCCGGTCCTCGTAATTTTATCGAAGGCGTGGAACTTTACGAAAAATACGGTGTTAATCGTATGTTGAAGAAATCTTTTCGCCGTCAGGGTGAGACGGAAACGATGAAGGCCATTCTTTTAGAGGAATTACGGAAGCTGGCCGGGCTTTCCGAGCGGGAATTTAAGACGATCCGCCGTAATTCCAAACAACCGGTCGTTGAAAAAGTGGAAAATAAAAAAGTAGAAACAACCCAACCGGAAATAAAATACAGTGATGATTTATTGCTGGAGCTGGCCGAATCCTTCGGCGTCAGTGTGGAAGAACTTGTTTCGTCAGACTTCCGGGATAAGGTACTTTCCATGGATGAAAATGCCGACCGTGTGGATGAATTGGAAGAACAGCTGGAAGAAGCGGAACAACGATACAAGGCAGCACCGGAAACCGTTACCAAAATGATACGTTTCCGCGAGAAGTTTACATTTCTGAACTCTCCGGATTGTCCTGATATCCTCAAAATACTTGTTTCCGATATGTTCACCGCTTATGGAAAGTATAAAGAAGCGTTTGCCCGCCTGGAAGCTGCTCCGGATGATATAAGCTCATTAACTACGGCGGAAGAGGCGCAGGCAGTTGTGGAAAATTTCATAGCCAACCGCGAGATGTGGGACGAGCTGGAATATTACCGGGAAAATGGGAAGATATTGGGCAAATGCGAAAAGGTAAAATCTTTGTCGGTTCGTAAAGGAGTTGAAAACCTTTCGGATATTGACATACAAAAAGCGTTGAATAACGCGCGTGCCAATCTTTCCAAGAACAAAACAAAGCTGGAACAGGCCGGGGATGATGAAAAGAAAAAGGCAAATGCATTTGCACTGGTCCAAAAGTGGGAGACTACATTAAAGGCAATAGAGGAAGAAATCGAGGTACGAAAAAAAAAGTAGTCGAACTTATTGCCACTTTAACAGAGAAGCGGAAACGGCTCACAAAGAATCAGGGCCGTTTTTCTCACCCGTGCGACCGTTCGGAATTGGGGCACCAGATCAAAATATTAACCATCCGGATAGAAAAAGAAGAAAGCCGGTTTAAGCAACTTTCCAATGATTAAAAACAAAATTTATAACGAGGATTGCCTGGAGACGTTGAAATGTATTCCAGACAACTCGGTCGATTGTATAATTACCGATCCGCCTTATTTTCTGGGAATGACACACAACGGGCAAAAAGGCTGTTTTAAGGATTTATCCATCTGTAAACCTTTTTACCGGGATTTGTTTCTGGGGTTTAAGCGGGTGAAGAAGCCCGAGGCTTGTGTTTATTTTTTTACGGACTGGCGCGGGTATGCTTTTTATTATCCGTTGTTTGATTTGTATCTGGGAGCGTCAAATATGCTCGTTTGGAACAAGCAATCGGGACCGGGAAATCATTATGCTTTTACGCATGAACTTATTTTGTTTCATTGTGGCAAAAATGTTTCCATTGGAGCCACCAATATAATAGACAATATTAAATCATTCTCTTCCGGAGCTAAAAAGATAGAAGGTGAGAAAGTCCATCCAACACAGAAACCTGTGGCGTTGATCCGTAAACTGATTGAAGACAGTACAAAGCCGGGGGATCTGGTCCTGGACACTTTCGGCGGTTCCGGTACTACGGCCGTAGCAGCCATTGAAAGCGGCCGGAATTTTGTTTTAATGGAACAGGACGAAATTTATTATTTCACGGCACAGAAACGGATAAAAGATGCGTATGAACGATTTAATGGTAGTAGATAGTATTTACCTGGATGCTCAGCAAAAAGAGGATGTACGGCGTTTGTCTTCTTTAGGGTATTCCCCGAAAGATATAGCCGTTTCCCTGGGGCTTTCTTTGGAAGGTTCCGGGCTTTTTGTCCGGGATGCGGAAACGGTGGGAACTTCCGTTAACTTTCTGATCCGGGAAGGGATTCTCGTAGCACGTGCCGCACCTGAAATAAAACTTCATGAAGCGGCGGAAGGTGGAAACGTGGAAGCTATAAAACAGCTGGAGGCCGTACGGAAAAGACATACTTTCGAACGTTTAATCGAACAAATGGATGACGACGAATTTAATTAAGCCCTCACGAATAGACTTTGACAAGGTGGATATCAACCAGATTCAAAGGATTCTTTCTACCGGTACGCTGGAAGCACTCGCGCCCGATGAAAGGGAATATTATAGTCTTATGGAAATGGTACGGGGCCTTCGTGCCCGTATGCGTATAAATGGCAAGTTGGTGACAAAGGCCGGTATCATCCGCCTTTTGAAGTCGGAACCTTACGGCCTTTCGGACTGGATGGCCCGCCAAGTGTATGCTGACAGCCTCAATTTCTTTTATACACAGGATAATGTACGCCCGCAGGCTTTTGCTAACCTGTATGCGGAAAAGGCCGAAAATTGGGCGAATACCGTTTTTCTTATGGGTAATGTAAAAGAGGCCAAGAACTTGCTGAAACTGGCGGCGGAACTTCGCGGATGTTATAAGGAACAACAAACCGAAATACCGGAGGAACTGCTTTCACAGAAAAGTACGGTTATATATACTACCAGCCGTAAGGATCTGGGTGTTCCTGAAATAGACCGTAAGGAATTGGAGGAATTTATCGACGCGATACCGGAAATTCCTGTTATTGTACGCGAAAATATCAAGGAAGATGCGCGTATTAAAGCTTTTGACCTGAAAAAACGTATGTTATATGATATCAAAGAGTTCGGGGAAGATAATGAAGGTGAGTAACGCCGATGATGTGGAAATAAAATACGGTCACATTATCCAGGTCTTGACGGACTGGATAGATACCACTATCCTTGTATCTATTGACGGCCGCGGTACTGCCAAATCTACCGTTATACAAGCAAGACGTTCCGCCCGGTGTGTTGAAGAAATGCCCGGTGGGGCGTTCGCTTTTGTAGCCAATACTTACAGCAACCTGGAAGATAACATAATGCCTGCCGTACAGAAAGGATGGCAGCTTATGGGTATGATCGAAGGGGTACACTATGTGAAAGATACCCGTCCGCCTGAATCCTGGCGGCGTAAATGTTCGGTTATTGTGGATGATTACAAGCATGTTTATAGTTTCTGGAATGGATGTGTTATTTTCATGGGGTCATTGGATAATCCTTCATTATTGGCCGGAAAGTCTGTAATACATCTCTTTTATGATGAAGCGAAGTACGATAAGGAAATGAAAGTAAACCGCGCTATGCCGATTCTTCGCGGTGATGCGATCACTTACGGACATTCTCATTTATTTCTGGGGATAACCATTACTACCGATATGCCGGATATTGACGAAAACGAGTTCGACTGGTTCTTCCGGTACGTTAAGCAAATGGACCCGGAACGGATCATTAAAATAGTACAGGCGGCAAGTATGCGTAATGATCTGGTAATTTCTTTATTGAAAGAAGAAAGAAAAAATAAGCCTTCCCCTTTGAAATTGAAACGTTTAAAACGGGATATTGAATATTACGACCGGGCTTTATTAAAGTTAAGAAAAGGGCAGACGTTCTTTCTTAATGCTTCTTCATTCGCCAATGTGGAGATACTTACAGTTGATTATCTAAAGCGTCTGTATAATGGAACGTTGGAATTACACGAATTTAAAAAGTCGGTAATAGGTATGCGCCCGGGACTTCGCAGAGATTTACGCTTTTATGTTTTGTTTGGTGAAGGACATAAGTATTATAACGGTACCGCATCTGGGGAAGCTGCTTACAGTTCACGGGAACTTCGCTACTTGCACCATGATAAAGCGATTGAAGGCGGTATGGACTTCGGTAATATGCTTTCTCTGGTGATCGGTCAGCCGGACGGGGCTTATTACCGGGTACATAAGAACTTTTTTGAGATACCGCCGGGCTGGTTCCGGGAGATCGCCGACCAGTTCCTCACTTTCTTCCAGAACCACGAATATAAAGAACTGGATTTGTACTATGACCGTGCAGGTAATAACTTTGAGAAACAGAAGGAGGATTACGCAGGTAAGATAAAAGACGCCATAGAAAAAGACGGCAGCGGGAACCGTACCGGCTGGATCGTAAACCTAAAGAGCCGCAAACAGGCAGTTATCCGGCAGGATGCGGAATACGACTTTATGCAGGAGATTATGGGCGGTACCAACAAGAACCTGCCTATCTTGCTGGTTGATGCGGTGAACTGTAAAGAAATGGTAAGTTCCGTAGAGAAGGCAAAGGCGGAAATCAAGTACCGGGGTAATTCTAAGGTCGTGTTTAAAGTGAAGAAATCCGAGAAGCTGGCACCGAAAAAACTCCCAATGTTATCCACCAATTTCTCCGATGCCTTCAAATACTTGTTGATGCGTCCTGGCTGGATAGCTCTAGTACGAGGCAAGCGGAAGCTGCAGGCCGACTCGTTTGTGGATCAATGGATAGAGAACAGGCATAAAGGGTAATTGCCTTGTAACGCTGGAAAAACGGTTTTCCGGCGTTTTTTTGTGTTACCAGGTTACGGGTACCCCTCCCAATAGGTCATATTTCACCTTTTAGGGGGAGGGCAACTGCTTTCCGCTTTCTGAGCGGCTCGGTCTTCGGAAGGTGTCATTTTTTTAGTTTTTGAAATTTTCTCCGTTTTTGACTGTTTTTCAGTTATTTATGTGCATTTAGACCAAAATTTCACGCGAAAAAGTGCGTTTTTCGGCTGTTTTACTCGTTTTTTGTCCGTTTTTGGGTGAATTACCGCGTATTTTTAGTCGGTTGCCCGTTATTTTTTGGATAATATTCTTTATGAATGTATATATTTAAGTATTTTTGCAACTGTCAAAATTACACTGCACATATAACCGTCAGGAACTTACGGGTGGTACAAACGAGCGTATACACTAATTTTAAGTTACTGATATGAGAAAATTATTTTTATTATGTGTCATGTTGATAACGTTTTCATCATGTAACACTAATCCGCCGGAAGATATAGGGGATTCTTTCGCTGTAGCTAAAGCTTACGTCAAGTTAAATTTAAATTATCCAGAAGAAGCAAACTTTAAATTATCAGGAGTTGAGCATGAATATCTTGGAAATAACGAATGTATTGTAAAAGGTACAGTTATTGCTAAAAATGCTTTTGGAGTGAAATCTAAGTTAAAGTATAGGGTGAAATTAAGGTACAAAGAAGGAAGAGGAATAGATCCTCGTAATTGGGATGTATTGGAATGCTCTGTTTACTAATCTAATTACGTATGAAAAAAATATTTTTAGTTATTGTATTGGCTGTATTGGCAACGACAGTTGCTGAAGCTCAACTTCAAAACACCGTATTTAAAGCTAAAGTCTTTATTAGCGATAAACAAACTTCCATTGGTGAACACGATACAGAAATATTTAGCTATCCTGTATCTGATAGAAAAATAGAAATAGACAGTATTCATGGATTGGCGAGAATAGAACTACCAACAGGAACTAAGTTACGTAGAGTTATAAAATTTGTTGAACACTCTTATGAATCTTTCGGTAAAGTATATAACGGGTATTATCAAACAAATGCAAATGAAAAGATATATATTCGTGAAAATGAAATAGGATTTCATGCTTTTTCGACACTTGGTATGTTTTTTACTTTTCATTTAAAGGGAACGAAAGAAAGAAACGATGTGGAGGAGAAAGAAGAGGCAGAGAAAATGAATTACGGGAATATCTTAAATATGTATGGTTTTCATGATGCTACATGCTATAAATATAGAAAGATTGAAAAAGGAATAAATAAAATGACTGTTAAGTATATTCTTGAAGAAGAAAAACCTCTTTTTGAAGAAGTATTTATAAAGGGAGATTCTGTAATAGATATTTCGGTTTATAAAGAGTGTTTTATAAGATACTCGGATTTAAAGGTTAGTAATTATATAAAATTAAATATTAAGAAATAAGAGAATAATCATTTATGTAACGCTCGCCAATTTCGGTGGGCGTTTTTGTTACAAAGTAACGAATCGTATTGTCGAGAAATTTTCTTTTATTGATAAATGTTTATTAACGTTTTTTTTTTTTTGTTCAGAATTTAATACCGACATTTGCCCATGCCAAAAATACTACTGTTATGCAGTCCGGTGAGTCTCGGTTATTGGCTCGAATAAACAACGGGCTTTTTTTATGCCCGACAAATGCTTGTTTAATATAAGGTGGTTGCCTTTCCCTAAACTATATAACCCGATCTTCGGACGGTTTGCGGTAGTGTTTTTGGCGAAACAGGGAAATGGCTTCCGCCTTTTTCTTTTTTTAATAGACCAAAAACACTATCGTTATGAAAAAAGAATTTCAAACCGGCACAAGCTACGTGCCTTCGTTCCGTACTGGTAGCACGGACGTAAACACGATCCAACATCGTTATTTTCAGGAATTGGAAAAAGATTGTTCCATAAACTCGGCTTCTGATGCGTATTACTTATCCGCTATTGCCTGGTTCTGCCTTACTTTTATCTTCCCTCCGGCTGTTATTGGTGCGGCTGTTTGTGTGTACCGGGCAAAGAAATTACAGAAGAAAGGAGGTAGAAAATGAAAGCTTATTATATAAGGCTTAACGAGTATAAGCCACAGAATCGAAAATGCGCGGAAATGACGGAGTTTGCAAACCAATTTGATAATACATTTTGCCCTGATGAAATTTCCTTTGACGCTTTTAAAGCCGAATTAGAGGTCAAAATGAAGGAGGTGAACGAAAAATACCCTAATACAATGCCGTTAAAATTATCTTCCGGTACCGGATATATTCATATAGACCAGGACACAAAAACACATAGTAACGGATGCGACAAACCTGTTGTCTATTTTTATGTTTACCAAATTAAAAAAGTATATAGGTTTTCAGAATGTCCCCAGTTAGAACAGGAAGGAGGTACTGAATGAATGCAAATAATCCTGATATCCTATTTTTCGTCAGACGTGAATACGGTGCGCCTTCCATTGAATTAAGAGCATACAAGGTGGAGAAGGTTAACAATGAGTTTGCTTTCCTCGAACTTGAACGTTTGCGGTTGGTTGTTTTCTCCGGTGATTTTCAGTCTGTATCACTTCATCATGAGTACGGTAAAAACAACTGTTTGTATAATAGTGCTAATAATATACCGGATTTGATTAAAGACATGAAGAGGTGGCAGTTATCACCCATTGACAGACGTAATTACGAACGGTTTAGAAAAGTCGCCCTTGGAATATACCAACGGGCCGGAATAATTGATTTCACTACCTTAGAGACTACACCGATTAAAAACGTTTAAAAAGAACTACAATTATGAAAGATATAGAAGTAAACGGCGCACATATCACGGATGAAAGTGCCGAAATTTTGAAACAGTGGCAAATTAATAAGGAACCGGTTTCCGGTTGTTACATCGAAGTTATTGAGGACTTAATCGATTACCTAATAGAAAAAGGAGATGAAATTACACCAATAGATGAGGTGTTAAGGAAGATTCAATTATTACGCATGATGAAAAAAGACATCGAAAAGCTGTCTAATCCTTAATATTAATAATTTAGCAAACTGGCTGAAAAGGCAGCCGTTGGGTTTAAGTCCCATGTTAGGGTTTGTTTGTGCCGGGGTGGTTCCCGGCACTCTCTTTTTATGTCCTTTTCGGCTTCTGGCATTATTTCGACTTTTGTACAGAAATAAAAAAGCAGGAATATGACAGATACGATTATTACGGCGGTTATTACCGCTCTTTGTACGGGTAGTTTGACCTGGTTATTCACACTCCGATATACCCGCAAACAGGCGGAAGCGGACGCCATGAAGTCGGTACAGGAAGTTTACCAGGAGCTTATAGAAGATTTGAAGAATGACAGGCAGGAACTAAAGAAACGTTTCGACGAAGTGGATAACAAGTACAAGGAAGTCCTGCAGAAATGTAATGAAATGGAGAAAGCTATCAAACGTAATACCCGGGTAATGGATACTATGAAACCGTTCCTTTGCGGCGTGAAAAATTGTCCGAATCGGGAATCTATCACTTTTGACACTAATAATAACTAATAATCATTATGAAAAATGGAATCATACACTTACTTATTCTTATTTGTTTTGCAGCTTGTTTTTACGGTTGTCGTTCTCATCGCTCTGTTACGCGAGAAACGGTTACAGAAGCAACTGGAGAAGAAAAACAAACAACTGCTGATGGAGTTATCGAACTTGCGCGGAGAGATTCGGTCAGTGAGGAACATGTACTGCACGTTCACCGGGAAGATAGTACGCATATCCGTATCAACTACGACAGCCTCGGAAGAATTAAAGAAATTGATTTCAGCAACCGAAAAACTGAAAAAAGAACTGGAAAAAATCAAAGCAAATCCTATCAGGATCATAAAAAAACTGCCAGTCAACAGGAAACAACCGTTACCCGTAAATCCGACATTAAGCAGCAAAGCCAGGAAGAAAAAAAGACGGCAAACGGGTGTAGCTTATGGACGTTTTTAAAGTTCATGTTTTTCTTTCTATCCTTTTGTCTGATACATGATAATTGGGGTAAGATTAAAAACTTTATTCGTCGGTTATGGAAAAAATAAACTTATACGTGGCTATTGAGCAAATGAAACATATTTCCGTTACCGGCGGAACGTTTTCCGTCAAATTCCGGAAATGGAACAGACAGACACGGAACGGCGGCGATATGGTAATACTTACGGCCGCACGTTTGAGAAGGAAAGCCACGGACGAGAATATAGAAAATTCAAGCTATAAACTATTCCTGACAGATACCACGACCGGACGCCCGCTTAATTGCTGGGAATGTCTTGTAATGGAGTTTAACGGGAAACGAATAACTATTTAACATTATGGAAATAAGACGAAGTGGAAACTTTGGAGTTATAGATACCGGAACCGGCAGAGGACTGATTTCCTTTTCTATTGGTGGACGCGGTAAGGGCTGGGAGCCTTCCAGTATCCAATTAAACCGGCGCGGCAGCTTCTTTTCGCGGAAAATAAGCGTTAACGGAACTTTCATCGTTCCAATGGGTGATAACAACGATATGCCGGGGGAAGTCATGCGCCTATTGGATAAATTTTACGCCGGTGAAGGTATTATGGGTAAGATTGCCGGTTTACAATGGGGAGAAGGGCCGCGATTGTATGAGGATGCGATAGACGAAGAGAATAACCGTTTTTACCGACGTTGGAAACTCGATCCGAAAATAACGGCCGATCTGGAATCATGGGACTATACAACGGTTCTTCACCGTTCGCTTGTTGACCTTACACACATGCAGGGATTTTTCATAAAGTTTGTCCGGAACAGGGCACCGCGTATCGGCAATCCCGGACGTTTCGTCAGGCTGGAACATATACCTTACCAGAAGGCGCGTCTGGTATATCCGCCTGATGGAGAGGACGAGCCGCAGGAAATACTTGTAGGTGATTTCCCTTATCCTGATCCGGCCTACACTTACCGATATCCTATATTCGATCCGGCAAATCCGTTTAAATATCCGGTTTCGGTAAAATACTATAATATTTATTCCTTTTGCAAGGATTTTATGAGTACACCGCGTTTTCTGGGAGCCTTGGACTGGTTGGAGCTGGCAGGCGGATTGGCTGATATTCTCATCTCTTATAACGAAAACGCTTCGGCTATCTCCTTACACATAGAATCCCCGCAGGCCTATTGGGATAGAGCGGAGGAACGAATAAAGGGCGTTTGTGCTCAAACCGGTGAAACGTATTCAAATAAGATGTTGGAGGAGTTTAAGGACGCGGCTATGGAGAAATTCGCTTCTAATATTACAGGGAGAGAGAACGTCGGGAAATACATGCACACGACTAAGTTTTGGAATACGGAAGCGAATAATTTTGAGGGATGGACGGTAACACCGTTAGATAAAAAGATCAAGGATTACGTGGACGCCCAAATTAAGATATCAAACAAGGCGGACGCAGCTGCCACTTCCGGCTTCGGTCTTGATCCGGTACTTTCAAACCTGATTATAGAAAACAAACTTTCTTCCGGATCAGAAAAATTATATAGCTTGAAAGTTTATAACGCTTCCGAAACCGCTATACCGGATATGATTCTATGTAAACCGTTACAGCAGTATATCAATGCGAATTTTCCAGGAACTACTACAAAAGTGGGGCTTTACCGTACCATAGTGGAAGCCGAACAGAATGTTTCACCCTCTAACCGCATGAAGGAAAATGCGTAGTCTGTTTTTTATACCGAGAACGGAAGATGTGCCGGAGGAACCGGTAAGCGACCGACAACCGGAAGAGAACCGGGCCGATAACATCCCGGACAAACATATAAAGACCCGCCGGACGAAAAACGTTCATTTTGACCGGCGGATAAAATCGGAATTGCATCTGGAAGAGTGTTTGCCATGGCATTTTGAGAAAGGGGCGGCATATCATTGTATCAGTCACGGGGATGTTGATAGCTTGACTTATCTTCGTGTGATCGTAAAGCAACAACCGGTGGAATATGTTTTAATTTCTACCTGGTGTATGGCAATTACCGATGTTAAGGAGGTGGAGAAATGGCTGGAGAGAAAAGACATAGGGCACGCGGATTTTTATGTAGGTGAAATATTTCAAGGTTCCTACGCGGATGTTTATTTATACCTAAAGAATGTGGCGGAACGTTTCGGATCACGTGTCTGTATCTTCCGTAACCATGCTAAAGTAATGGCCGGTTTTGGTAACGCTTTTGATTTTGCAATAGAAAGCTCGGCCAATATAAACACCAATCCGCGAACGGAGCAGACCTGTATAACGATAGATACCGGACTGGCCCGCTTTTATAAGGAGTTTTACGATGAAATAAACAGTTTTACAAAGGATTTTGATAATTGGAAACCATATACCCTAAAAAGAGACCGAGCAAATGACGAAGTTATTTAATAAAAACAATGATGGAGCCGGTGAAATTGTCCGTGTTCTGGGATTGATCGACGATGATCTTGATTTTTCTAAATGGGAGCCTATCTTACCGCTAGGAATTCGGGATTTGCAGGCTATTATTGGCGTCGAACCTATCGACGCGATAGATAAGTATTATCGGGAAGAACAAGAGCAAGGTGCGGGGATGGATAGTAAGACGGAAACCTTGCGCCTGATGCAGCAGGCGGTGGCCATGTTTACCTGGTTAAAAATTATCCCTACCCTGGACGCACAACACGGGACGGCCGGGCGTGGCAAACACCTGGGAGAGAATGAAACGGGCATGACCGCCTTACAGGAGTTCAAAGATGAAGAAAATATCCGGAATCTGGCTTATGAAGCTGTAGATGCGTTGGTGGAGTTGATGGATCGCGAAAAGTTCGATTTTTGGATAAAGGGCATTAAGAAGAAGGCTATAAACCGCCTTCTTATTCAGAATAAGGAAACGTTCGATGAATATTACAATATCGGAAGCCACCGGCTTTTCCTGGTGCTTATTCCTATGATCCGGGAAGTACAGGACGGCCAGATAATACCGATTATCAACCGTGACCGCTATAACAAACTGATTGAGGGTGATACCGGTTTAACGGAAAAGCTGATAGAGTATGTACGTCGGCCACTCGCACTGCTTTCGATAAAAAAAGCGGTGGAACGCTTACCGGTGGAAATTCTGCCTAATGGAATCGTACAGGTACAACAGAGCACAACAGTACGGGATAAACTGCGGGCAGAAAAAGAGGCCCGGCAGTCAGTCGCTAAAAGTCTGGAACAGGACGCGGCGGCTTATCTGGATATCTTACAGGATATTATCCGGGAACTGGATGCGGAAGTGGAACCGGCGGATTATTATATACCGGGAATTACCGTACAATCCAAAGGAATAACTTTTTAATGTCCGGACATGGAGAAGTTTACATATAATAATAAGACGGTAGAAATCCCTTCCTGTTTGGATGAGATCAATAGCGAGCAGTACAGGCAGTTTCTTATATTGTCGGTACTGATGAACCGCGGTACCATCACACCCGGACAGTTCCGCGTAAAATGGCTTTCTTTTCTTCTGGGAATGAAAGCGGATTATACAATATACCGGCGTGAGATCATCCGGGAATTGGATGAGCAACTGGATAAACTGGACGGTTTTTTCTCTTATACAACCGGAAAAAATGGCGAACGGATTGTTACCCCCATTTTGAAAACCGGGTGTAACCTAATGCAAGACTTTGGAGGATGGCACGGTGTGGGTGATATGTTGAACGGTCTTACTTTTGGTAATTTCTGTGATTGTCTGGAATTATTGCAGCAATGTAAACAGGCGGCGGAAAATGACGATTCGGGAATAGATGAAATATTCCGGGAACTTACTTTAAAACTTTACCGGTACAAAGAACCGGAGAAGATACCGGACGTTCCTTCCTTACTCGCCATTCATGCGATGAACTTCTTTTCCTCCGTTTGGGATATGATTCTTTCCCAACCTGTATATATCGGCGGGGAGGCTATCGACTTCCGGATACTGTTTCAGAAGTTGGGACTCGACGAACGGAAGGCGGACGATAAAACCGGCTGGACCGGAATAGCTTTTGAAGTCGCGGCTTCCGGTGTATTCGGTAATAAAAAGGAGGTGGACGATACACCCTTCTGGGACGTATTGCTTTATCTGTATAAATGTAAGTTTGAGTATTTACACCAAAAACGTAACAAGAAATGAGAACGACAACAGGTACAAAAAACAAGATTAAAAGATTTGAAGGACTACGCTTGAAAGCGTATGTATGTGCCGCAGGGGTATGTACGATCGGTTACGGTCATACGGTCGGCGTAAAACCGAGCGATGTTATAACACAAGCCCAGGCCGACACTTTTTTTGAAATGGATATAATGGTCGTAGAAAGCCAGGTAACCGCACTTCCTCTTGATTTGGGACAGTATCAGTTCGATGCAGTAGTAAGTTTTTGCTTTAATGTGGGTATTGGAAATTTCAAAAAATCAACCCTTTATAAGAAGATAAAAGCAAATGCGTATGATCCGTCCATACCCGCAGAGTTTAAAAAATGGATATACGGAGGCGGTAAGATACTTCCGGGACTTGTTACCCGCCGCGAATGGGAGGCAAAACGTTATCAGGGGTTGACAGTATGATAAGTATAAAGGTTTATCGTGAATATTGGGAAGGTGTACAAAAGCGCATTCCTGAAATAAAGAAGGTGTTACCCGTTACCATTGACGAGGAAATGAGTAAGACGATACAGGGACTATCTAAAGAGGAATGTCCGGTGCTCTTTATTCTGATCCCGTCGGGAACGGGTGCCAGCCTTTCGGCTGATAATGTAAGAGAGAATAATTTATGCGTTGTTTTCCTTATGGGGAAATACGATCCACAACGGAAGGGAGCTTATGAGACTATCGAAGAGGTGCAGCCGGTCATGGAACGTATCAAACAAATATTGATAGAAGATTCTGCTACCGGTTGCCCTGTAACTAAGGAACTGGATTTAACCAGTCTTTCCACTCTTCCGGAATCCGGCTTTTACCGGACATTTGCAGGGTGGAGCCTGGCTTTTTCATTTAAAACAAGATAGATATGAAAATAATTAAGCAAGGTAAAAAGCCGATAAAAAGCAAACAGCAGAAATGCTCTAATTGCGATTGCATTTTTGAATATGAAAGACCTGATATAAAGTCAGACCAACGGGAAGGCTCTTGGGTTGTATGCCCTTGTTGCAAGAAATGTATTAGTGTTGAATGGTTTTAAACAGAACAGAAATGAATACAACCTTTAAAAAGTCAGCTAATACCACTGACGAATGGTACACGCCAAAGGAAATTATAGACGCATTGGGAAAGTTCGATCTTGACCCCTGTGCACCGGTTACTCCATTGTGGCCTACAGCTACAGTCATGTATGACAGACATATTGACGGATTGTCTCAAAAATGGATAGGCCGGGTTTGGCTAAATCCTCCTTATTCCCGTCCGCTTATAGAACAGTTTGTTAAGCGTTTGGCAGAGCATGGAAACGGAATTGCATTACTTTTCAACCGTTGCGATTCAAAGATGTTTCAAGATGTAATATTCGAGAAGGCAACAGCGATGAAGTTTTTGCGTAACCGGATTCGTTTCTTTCGCCAAGATGGAACACGCGGAGATTCTCCCGGTTGTGGTAGTATCCTAATCGCTTTCGGTAAAGAAAATGCAGAGGTATTAAGAACCTGTGATATCGCAGGTAAGTATGTTAGAATCAATTAGAGTAAAACAAATTAGACATGAATTTTACAGCTTGGTTTTTTATAACTGTAATAGTTACTATTGTTACCATTGGAGTAAATGGTACATTGTGCACCTATTGGGGATATAAGTATAAATCGCAACAGGATACAGAGAAAAAGCCCGATGCGAAAGAAGAGGAAGAGAGATGTCCCCGGATGAAAGTTACTGGTTTCAAATAATAATAGTTCATTATGGCCGAAGACTTTAAAACGGATTTCTTTTCTGATCGGATCGGACGTGGGATACAGGATATTTTTAACGCCCAACTGGAGATCGCTACCAAACGGATTTATCAGAAAGGACGTAGCCGGAAGAAAGTACAAGGATACGGAACACTTGTACAAGGTCGTTCCGGTGCATTGATGGAAGCTTTGCAGAATCCCAGATATTCAGTCATTCCGGACGGCGAAGGCGTAATCGCACGTTCCAATCTTCCATTATACACCCGTTTCCTGGATATGAAGAAACACGGTAATTACCAAATTTACAATCGTCAGATATACGGGATTTTATATCACGATACACTCGGGAGGATTAAATATGAATATCAGGACTATGTAAAGGAAAGGGTGAAAGAAATGTTTGCTGATTCTGTAAAATAATAGTAAAATAGTTATTATTTTCTTCTTTTTCTTTGGTAATAATAGTAAAATTACTATCTTTGTACTGCTGAATTAAAATAGCGATCTATGAAAACAGTTAAAGTTTCTGCGATTCTCAAAGCACTTGAAGATGATGGATGGTGTAAAGTGAATCAGGAAGGAAGCCACAGACAGTTTAAACACCCGACAAAAAAAGGAAAAGTAACCGTTAACGGTCATAAATCGGATGTTATCTGGGGATTCTTGTTAAAGAGCATTGAAGAGCAATCGGGGTTAAAGTTTTAACCCCAGAGCTCTGCTCCAGAAATAGATCGTTTTAATTTGGCATAGCGGTCTTATTATAGACCGCTTTATTTTGAAACTCTTAATTTATAGATATATGGAGAAAGTAGTAATTGATACGGCGCGTGTTGATAATTGTTATAGCGGAGCATGTGAAATCCTGCCCGGATGGGTTGTAGCTTGTACCGGGAGTTTTGAAGATTTCCAAAAAGAGGTAAAAGACAGTATTCGTTTTTATGTTGATTGCGCCCGTAAAGACGAAGAAACGTATCCGGCTATTTTTGATAATGATTATGAATTAGTTTATAAATTTGATGTTCAAAGCCTGTTACTTTATTATCAGGGAATTTTTTCTTTCTCTGCTTTGCAGGTTATTACGGGCATTAATCAAAAACAATTGGCACATTACGCCGCCGGTCGTAGTAAGCCAAGAGCGCAGCAAGCGGAAAAGATTGCCAACGGATTGCATAAATTAGCTAAAGACTTAATGTCGGTCACTGTTTAATATTCAACAAATGGCCGTTGACCGGGCTAAAAGCCCCGGACTTTAATAGGATGGGGCTATTTTTTATATTATGACATACGAAGATATTTTATTTCTGATCGGCTTTTTCCTCGTGATTCTGTTTTTCGTAGGATGTAAGCATAAACCTGATACTTTATCCGGGTGGTTTGCTTTTGCCGTTCTTTCCTTTATCGTTACGCCTCTTATATCGGTTCCGTTAACCTGGTATGTTTGCCGAAGGATGAACCAGGCAACAATCAGAGATAGGGAATATTTCGATCCTTCCGATTTTACAATCAAAAAATAGAGATAGTTTTATCTTTCTATAATATGCCCGTGAAATGATTCTACGGGCTTTTTTGTGTCCTTTTCCGCCAGTTTATCCCAAGATAATTTTGCCTTATAAAATTTAAGTTTATGGCAAAATTAAAACCTGACTACATCGAATGGGTGTTAACCCTGAACGCATCCGACGCACAGAAAGAAATACATAATCTTTCAGAAAAAAACAAGGAACTCCGGGATAGCAATAAGGAGATAAAAAAGTCCATGACCGATTTAATCGCCGCCGGAAAAGCCGGTGGTAAACAATGGAAAAATCTAAATGAACGGCTGAAAGAGAATAATAAAACGATCGGTGAAAATAATAAGAAAATTGCCGAGTGCGAGAAACGGTTGGATAAAACCACCATGAGCGCGAACCAGCTTGCCAGGAAAGCCAATGCCCTACGGAAAGAGCTTCGCGATACGGTGAAATCCTTGCAACCGGAAAGATATGCCGCTCTGGAAAAAGAACTGAAAGAGGTAGAGAAAGCATACGGGCAGGCAACGAAAAAAGCCGAAGGGTTCGGCTCTTCCCTTCTTTCCTTGAATAAGATAAAAACAGTTCTGGCCGGTGTGTTTGTAACTATCGGTGCGATGATTACCGGGCAAATTGTCGGCGGGTTGAGAGATGCAATCAGTACTATTGTGGAGTTTGAGAAGAAAAATAGTACTTTGGCCGCTATCCTGGGAACCACGAAAAAGAGTATCAAAGATTTAACGGATGAAGCGCGCCGACTGGGTGCTACTACTTCTTACACAGCCGCACAGGTAACGGAACTTCAGATAGAGCTTGCCAAGCTGGGATTTTTTAAGGAAGATATTAAAGCGATGACGCCTTCCGTGTTGAAATTCGCTAAGGCGGTAGACACGGATCTTGCTTCGGCTGCTACGCTTGCCGGTGCAACATTGCGTATTTTCAATCTTGATGCAGAAGATACGGAACGGGCTGTTTCTACCATGACTATGGGATGTAACGCATCCGCTTTAAGTTTTGAATATTTAAATACTGCTATGTCTACCGTTGGTCCGGTTGCAAATTCCTTCGGATTCACGATCGAAGAAACTACCGCTCTTTTGGGGGCTTTGGCAAACAGCGGTTTCGACGCTTCTTCCGCAGCAACGGCAACGCGTAATATCCTGCTTAATCTGGCTGACGGTACCGGCAAGCTTGCTCTTGCGCTTGGCGGTCCGGTTAATAACCTGGCGGATTTGGTAAAGGGACTTAAAAAGTTAAACGATGAAGGAATAGACTTGAACAAAGCTCTTGAAATGACCGATAAACGTTCCGTTGCAGCCTTTAATACTTTCCTTAACGGGACTGATACCGTATTGGCTCTTTCCGGTGCGGTTACGGGTGCGGAAGACGCTTTTAACGCCATGGCTGAAGAAATGGGTGACAACGTGCAGGGATCATTAAACGTATTAAGTTCCACTATTGAAGGAGTTGTTTTACGGTTCTACGAATCGAAGGGAATTTTACGTGATTTGATCGATTTTGTTACATTCCTGGTAGAAGGCGTTGGTAACATGATTGATATGTTTAATAAATGGGGAGTTGTCACTTATACCGTTACAGCTTATCTGGTTGCTTATTACGGCGGGTTGAAGATCGCTACTATGTGGCAGGCGCGTTTTAAAACGGCTACGCTTGCTTCGGTTGTCGCTGAAAAGGCGCACGCCGTACAGCTATATATTAGCCGTGCGGCTGCTTTGGCTTATGCGGCAGCCCAGGCGTTACTACACAAAAATACTACCAGATGTACGGCAGCACTTCGGTTAATGAGGATCGAACTTTTGAAGAATCCTTATACGGCTTTGGTTGCGGTTATATTGGCGGCGGGAGTTGCTATTTACCAACTTACAGTAAAAAGCCGGGAAGCATATACTGCAACTAAATTGTTTGCAGAAGCACAACAAGAAGCCACTAAAAAAATAAAATCGGATGAATTACAAATAAAGGCCCTTGTTTCGGCTATACATAATAGCAATTTAACCAATGAACAACGAATAGAGAAAATAAAAGAACTCAAAAATATTATACCGGAATATAATGCGCAGATTTCAGAAGAAGGAAGGGTTATTAAAGAAAATACTGAAGCAATCCGGGACTATTTAAAGATACTGGAATTAAAATACAAAAAAGAAGCGGTTGATCGTAAATTGAAAGACAAATACGATGAACAGATTCGGTTGGAGGAACAATTAGAGAAAGCACAACAAGCCTATAATAATGCGCAGGATAGTTTTAAAAGTTTGTCGGGAGATGCGCAGGCCATTGCAATTGCACAGCTTCAAGTGGCTAAAGAAAATTTGGAAGAAATAAAAAAGAAACTGGAAGATGTAAATACCGTTATTTCTGCTGCGGAAACAAAATATATTGGATTGGAAAATGAGATAGGACAGGCTAGTAAGAAAGGTAGTGACACCGTAAAAGAAGAAACATCCCTCATAAAAAAATTGGAGGCTGAAAAGAAAAAGGTTCAGGAACAGTGGGCGGAAGACAGCGAAGCGAATATCGCCAAGAAAAACAAGGAAATAGAACGCATTGACGCTGAAATAAAACGTTTAAATGAACTGGGGAAGGTCAAAAAGAAAGCGGAAGCTGGGGAGTATAAAAATACGGAAACGGACGCTACATTAAAACCTCTGGAGATTGAACATCAAAAACGTATGCTTCTTATCAAACAGAACCGGGAGAAGGAAAATAAGACGGAAGCCCAGTACATTCTCGAAGGGACGGCGGAAAATCTTCGTTATTACCGGGAACGTATTAACGCACTTCAAAAACTGGAGGCAAAAACACCGGCTAATAAAAAAAAATTACTCGATGAAATCCATAAACTCGAAACCGAGGCGGAAACCGCTATTTTTACAGAAACCGGCAAACAGGAAGACGCCCGTATCAAGCTGGCACAAGAGAAACGGGATGAACGGTTAAAGATTGAAACCGCTTATTACAATATCCAGAAGGACACCATGGAAAAAGCGGTATTAAATCAAAGTATTACGCAGGAAGCGGCTGACGCCTATATGCTGGAAGTTGAAGCGGAACACGCTGCGGAACTCCTGGAAATAAACCGTACCTATCAGAATGATATAAACGCTTTGGAATTTAGCGGGGAACAGAAACGACTGAACGCGGTTATGGAAGCGGCGGATGCTGTTCGTAATTCTGAAATGCAATTATTACGGGATAGAGCGGCTATTGCTCAAATGGTTAATATGTTAACTTCCGAGAAGTTAGGAACCGAGGGAATGAAGGAAAGACATGATAGAGAAGTAAAAGAAACGGAAGCCAAATACAATGCCATTATAGAGATAGCTAAAAACGCCGGTCTTTCTACCGTTGAATTGGAGAAGCAGAAAAAACAGACTCTTAGCCAACTTAATTTTCAATATCAGAATGATTTATACCAGATACAGACACAAATCGGTGTATCCTGGAAACAGGAATACGATAACGAACTGGCGATGTTGAAGAATATGCACGATCAGGGACTAATAGACGAAAAGACGTATCAGCGTAAAAAAGCAGAAATACAGATAGGGTACGCAAAAAAAAATTTTGATAAGATTTCCGGTCTAGCTTCTTCGTTAGTTGAAACAATGCAGCAGGCTGAACTCGACCAGGTAGACGCCAAATATGACGCTCTTATACAAATGGCCGAGAACAACGGAGAAGATACCGCTGCTTTGGAAGAAGAGAAAGAAAATAAGAAACTGGAGATTCAAAAGAAGTATGCGGATGTAAATTTTGCCATCAAATGTTCCCAGATCATAGCGGATACGGCCGTCGCAATCATGAAGGCACTTGGAGAACTCGGACCGATTGCCGGACCCATTGCGGCAGCTTTAATGGGAGCTACCGGTGCTGCCCAGCTTGCATCCGCTAAGGCCGAACGGGATAGAATTAAAAATATGTCCCTGAAAAATACTACCGGTAGCAAAAAAAATACGGCGGAACGTGTTGTTTCCGGATCTTCCGGTGGGGGATACTCGGAAGGTGGTTATACCGGTCCCGGTGGTCGTTATGAAGTGGCCGGAGTTGTTCACAAAGGGGAATATGTCGTACCACAACCGGAGATGAATAATCCTAAAGTAATTGACGCGGTTAGCACGATCGAAGCGATCCGGCGGCAGCGTACCAGTGCCAACCCATTACCACAAAACCCGGGTGAATATGCGGAAGGCGGTTACGTCACTTCTCCTGCAGGGGATTCTTCTTACCGGGAGTTTCTGGAAGCAACTAAAGAGCTTCGCGCCTCTTGTGAGGCTATCAAGCTTATAAAGGCTTATATCGTATACCAGGATTTGGAAAAGGCTAAAGAAACCATAGATAACGCCCGCGATACCTTTACACGCGGAAAATAAATAACCATTATGCTAAAGATCAAGACGAATAAAGGATATTTGGATCTAGGAGGGGATTTTACCATGCAAATAGATGAAAAGTCCCCGGTAATGAATGACAGAGGAACGCAGACGGTACCCGTAACCGTTCCTTATACTCCAAATAATGCAAAATTAACGGGGTTTGCACATCGGATCGACCTTTGCCGTAAACCGCTTGCGGATGATGCGACGTGTACCGTCCTGGATGGGGTTTATAAACGGACCGGAAAAATAAATATCGTTTCAGCCGGAAAAAAAGAAGGTACGACTTTCAATATAGGTTTTGATAATTCCGAAGCTTACAACGCATGGAAAGCCAAGAAATTAAACTCCATGGAATTACCTGTAAAGGAATATAGCAGCGTTACTTCTTTGTGTACCCATCTGTTACAGGTTCTAAACGGATATAAGACGGATTTTGCGGTATTCCAAATAATGACGGCTAACGAATCCCTGAACGGTGTTTCTTATCCGAAGTATCTTAACTATATTTATCCGACAGCAGAGGGAAGTACTATTTATAAGTTGAGATATGAAGCAAGACAGGAAACATTTTTAGTAAATGGCACTCCAACGGAAGTAACTTTGCCTTTAGGCTATGGTATTACCGCTTTTTTATATGTATGGCGTGTGCTGGAACTTATTTTCTCGGAGTTCGGATATACTATTTTGGAAAACCCATTTAAAACGGATAAGGATCTTTCCCGACTTGTAATATTAAACAATGCAGCCGATTGTTGCGTAAAAGGGGTATTGAAATATGCGGATTTAATGCCGGATTGTACCGTAGAAGACTTCCTGAACGCTTTATATGTTCGTTTTGGTATGGTATATAATGTATCATCCGATACTATGACGGCTACGATCCGACTTATCAGGGATATAATAAAATCATCTCCGGATATTGATTTTTCCAAAGAGATAACCGCTTATCCTATTACCACCTATGAAACTGCCAAACAGATAAAGTTATCGGCAAAAACTTCATTTACCGGTGCAGCTCCTTCCGTGGAACGCCTGGAAGATTATTTGAAAGAAAATCAGAATATTGCAAAGTTGAACAGGGTTGACACTTCAAAACGTGTGAACTATCTTAATTTTGAGAAAACAACCGGCAAATGGTATAAGTGGGATTCTGAAAACAACCGGCTTACTTATTCGTCTTCCAGCTTCTTTAATTGGGACAGGAAAACCGGCAATATAGAAGATAACGAATTATCCAGTGATGACGAATGTGTGCCGATGGATTTTGCCGCGAACAATATTCTTACACCTCAATATCTTGCTTCTTATGTACATCGGTATACTTATTTGAAGAACAACAATACCTCCAGTTCTGATGAAGATTCAGAAAGCGAGGAAACACCGCTTTCTTTTGCCTTCTCTTTTGTAGGTACGGCGAATTGTGGTTATCCTTTCGGTAGTTCTCTTTCTGTTGGACCATCTGGTGACAATGTACGTTTTTATGACGGAACAGAACATAAAATATCCCTTCTTTTCCAATTTGAGAACGGATTATTTGTGAACTTTTGGAAAGGATACGACGCTGTTTTAAGACATTCTTTTAATCAGATAGAAGCAAATATACTACTTCCGATTCATAGCATTGCGAAAATAGATCTCCTTAGCACCGTATCACTATGCGGGCAGATATTGCTTCCCGATAGTCTCTCTTATTCATTACCGGCAAATAAGATTGTTCCGGTAAATCTTATGTTTCGGACACTTCGGTTAATTGAACCTTATAATCTCGATGAAGAACATTATATCCCGAATTTTGGAAATACTTTGTATATATGGGAGTTTAGAAGTACGGATATAGAAAGTATGATGGAAAAGGAAAAAGAAAGAGCTTATCATGAAGCTTGGACACCTGGCGCAACTAAAATAGAATTCGTCGAATATAGTTATTCCATAGATGGGTATACAAACAGGCATAACGATAATTACCTTGTTGAAAATTATCCGGACAATGAGGAAGCAACACTGGTTCGAACATATAGATGTAAGACCTCTGTTACTTTTAAGATATATAGCTATATATCAAATCCCAATGATCCGATATCTTATAATAAAACTATCGAATCGGAAATAGAATATACGGATACATTTATATCAGTTCTATATAATGGATAAAATCCGTCCTTTTCTCTTTACTTCTTTACTAAGACTTTTGCAATATGGAAAAACAGAATAATGTATTGCTTGCATATACATCCGTACAAGTTGCGGAGATTTACAAACAATGGAAGGATCATTATACGGGTAACATGTCCGACTTTTACACGTTTATGACATCCCCTTCCATTGAAAGGGAACGTTTTGTTATATCTCTGGAGCTTCAAAGTGAATTAACAGGCGGTTTTATCGCAACAAATCTGACAGTAAAATGAGTGCTAACGACGAAACTTTAAAAGTGAATATATACCCGACGGGTAATGCCTTCACGCGTAACCCTATTTTCCTTTCCGTGTCTTCCGTTTCTATGGCTACGTATAGTATCCGGATGAATGACGAAGAAATATTCAAGGGGAACGGAACAGGGGATTTTAAGGTTAATATATCCGAAATCGTCGAAACCGGAATAAAGACCGTCCCCGTTTTGCGTGGCGGTACGGAAAGCATAACCGGAATTACCGGATTATTTGCCAGAGCCGATATACATGTGGAAAATGAGGGAGCGGAAGAAGCCGACTTGTTTTTTACCGCCTGGGCTGGGGGAATTTCAAAGAAAGATTTCAAGCGGTTGCGCACCATGGGTACCGATATCTTCACTTTAAAATTTCTCAATCCCTATTGCAATTTCTTTTTTACTACCCGGTCGGCCGACTGGAAAATATCCGTCAGGGAAACGGAACTTTATCCATTGCCTTTTATTTTTCCTTCTTCCGGAGAAGAAGTGTCCGTAACGGAACTGACCGGAAAGAACAAGACTATAGTGGAGGGTACACCCGGAAACCTTTATGCTTTGGATATCGCAGCGATACGGCGGGCATTTTTCTTTGATAATGGGATATTGGCCAGTTGTTTCGATGTGCGTGTAGGGGAAAATTTTGCTTGCCGTATAGCAGTGGAGCAAAGCCGGGCCACAAAAGAAAGGTATTTGCTTCGCTTCCTTAACAGTTACGGGGCCTATGAACTGTTGGAGGTTCAAGGAAAAGCTTCCGTAACCCCACAATTTCCCGAAGAAGGGGAGGGGGCAACTTTTAGCCGTTACGATGAAATAACAGACGATTTCAACCAGGAAAGAAAACGCCCGGAAATACAGAATATCATAACGGTAGGTATCGGATACCGCCGGTCGGGTGAAATACCCTTTTTACTTGATCTTCTTTCCTCTGACGACGTTACGCTTCTGGGATACGGGGAAGACGAAATCAGGGTAATACCGTCCGTAGAGGAATTTTCTTTTATGGTCCATCCGGAAGAGCCTAAAGATATTACGTTAAAACTCACTTTCACGGAAACAGAAAGCAACTACACGCCGGATATAACGGAAAACGGATTCAGCAAGCCGCGGATACACTCTAAACAGTTCAGTAAACAATTTAATTAATACAGCTTATGAAGACGCAGAAACAGATAGATGATCTTATCGAACAGATCAGGACAGCAGAGGAAAAGGAAAGTGTAACCAACGAAATGGAGGCGGACGTACTGGAGTTCCTTAACGAAAAAACAAAACCTTTTGATAAGAAACACGAGGTTATGAGCGAGGAGGAATACAGCAGGATCGAAAAGCCGGAACCTAATACTTTCTATTATACCTATGAAGCGGAGGGATAGGACATGCTTATAAAAGGGGGACATAAGATAACCGGGATATTTGTTGAAGGCAAAGCGATAAAAGCGGTGTATTACGCCGGTCGCCTTGTTTGGGAAGGTATAAGGAGTTGCTTTGGCTCCGGTAAGTGGATAGACAAATACCCGTGGTTGGATAAGGAGTTATGGAAAGATAAATAATTAATATCTAATTGTTTGGTATATGGATATAAAGAATTTTAAAGACGGTGATTCAGGGAAGGAAGTTCGCCAGTGTATTGAGGAAAATTTTAAAAACCTGAACGAATTTAAGACGGGGTATCAGGATAAGGTCGACGGACCGGACGGAAAATCCTCTATTTTACGTTCGTTTGCTTCCGAAGCTGACAGGGATCTATACGAATCGGACACGGAGAAGTATGCGGCTAAATTGCTATATCAGGTTATCATACCGGCCATGAACGCTTCCTCCAGTATAGCGACTTTACGGATATCCGTAACGGAAGCACCGTCCGCGATTGTGGCGGAAAACGCACGGGTAGCACTGGGATTTACTTATTACTCGTTTTACGATGAAATAACGGAACCGAACGCGACAAAAGGCGTCGTTAAGTTTACAATTAACGGAACACAGGTCGCTGACCTGACAAGTGAACTTGTACACCGTGAAAGTTATGTGTTTGACTTGACACCTTATTTGATCGTAGGGGATAATAGTATAATTGCTATCGTGAACAATAACGACGGATCGCAGCGTACGCTTTCCTATAATGTAAGTGTAAGGCAGCTTTCTGTTTCCCTTGTCGGTTTTAACCAGATGGAGGCAAAGGCGGGAGCTTTTAATATAACGGCTAAAGTTGTGGGATCGGTGGCAACTGTATTTGTATTGGTGGACGAACAGCAAGTGGCGGCAGGCACCGTTAACGCCGGGGCACAACGGGCATTTGTCATTCCGGCACAGGAAACAAACGGGGTGCATACAATTTCGATTTACGCGACGGCTACGGACGTAGCGATAACGACAGACACGCAAGTGTATGAGTTTATTTCGGATGTTGACGGATCACCGGCTATCGGAGTGGATTTTCCCGTTCAGGCGGCAACGGTCTATGATACCATTGTTTTAAGATATTGGGTGTTCAGTAAAGCCGTCGAGGGAGCAATACCGGTAAGAATGAGCATAGAATCATCCGACGGGCAGGAATTGTTTGCGGGAGAGGATAACGTAACGTTAACCGGCGGAGTTTCCGCGATGACCGCCTGGAATATTCCATTAACAAACGAAGAGTATATCGGTGATATAACCCTGGTGCTGGAAGCGGCTGGCGTAAGAAGGGAATTGCCGTTACATGTCAATATGATTGATGATGTAACCCTTGCACCTGCGAGTGATTGCCGTTTATTCCTTGCATCCGCCGGACGTTCCAATACCGCATCAAACAAGGCGCAATGGATCAGCAAAGAGAAGGACGCACCGGAAATTGCGGCCATTTTCTCGGAAAGCTTTGATTTTTCGGAAAACGGAAGCGGCTGGAATACGGACAGCGACGGAAATGTGGCGTGTCATATCAGAAGCGGGGCACGCGTTACCATACCTTATACGCCTTTTGATAAAAATTACGGGCAAGGTAATGACTTGGATAATCCGGGAACCAAGACGGGTAAAATGATAGAAGTGGAACTGGCAACACGTAATTGTGTAAACATGAATGCGCCGGTTCTTACCTGTTATGATCCGGTTAACGGTGTGGGTATTAAAATTTTTGCCAACGGTACGACTTTTTCTTCTTCCGGATCATCCACGTTTACAGACTTTAAAGAGGAAACCCACATAAGACTTGGATTTATGGTCGAATGTGACGAACAGGCCGACCGCTGTTTTATGTCTGTAATTGCCGACGGTGTACCACAAGGAATTACGGTATATAGCAAGGCGGACACCTTCAAACAGGCAACCCCGCAGCAAATTGTGATCGGTTCCGATGAATGTGATGTGGATCTATATGCGATCCGTGTCTATGACAAAAGCCTTACTATACAGGAGATTATAGGAAATTATGCTTATGATACCCCGAAAGCGGCCGATAAAGTGGCAATTGCCCGGAGAAATGACGTTTTCGATAATGCGGGTAATGTCAATTATGCGAAATTGCGCAAGGCACTTCCGAATCTTCCGATCCTGGTACTGGAAACTCCATCCTTACCGGCAGTAAAAGGGGAAAAAACACCGGTACCAAGTACCACCTTTGAAAACCCGCTTTCTACGGGGGTGGATGATGCACCCTCATTTACTGCGGAAAATGCGGTGAATGATGTACAAGGTACGTCTTCTTCCAAAATCGAGGCGACGGAACCGGAGGGGGAGTTCAAATACCGGAACTACAAGGAAGATTATAAAGAAGGATTCCTTCCGGTCGGATTGTCGGAAAAATTAATCAAATACCAGTTGAAGAAAGGGTTGCCCGGCGAAAAGAAATTTTGCTATAAAATAAATTATATGTCTTCCGAGATGTGTAATAATACCGTCCTTGCAGAATTGTATAACCGTGTGGCCGTCAGTGCGGGACTTCTTACCGGGCCACAGCAGGAACAGGAGGAAGAAGGGAAGGAAGTGACATACCGACAGACTATTTTCGGTTTTCCCATGTGCATATATTGGAAGAAACCGGGAGAATCCCGGATGAAATACGTCTCAATGTTCGATTTCAACAATGACAAGGGAAACTTGAATATACTTGGTTTTGACCGGGACAAATATCCGAAGGCTGAAATATGGGAAGTATCGGACAATATTACATTTTTCGATCATCCATATCGGGGATGTTGGGTGGATGAAACGGGTAAAATCCAGAACGACATAACGGCGGAGTTTGAAAGCCGGTTGCCGGGAGATTCGGAGGTAAACGAGGATTGCGCATACGGGGAAGCTAAGACAGAAGGACAGGTGGAACAGGCTAATAAGGAATGCGCCTCCCTTGTACGCTTCTGTAATTGGATGTATTCAACTAATCAGGAATTAGCAACAGGGAAACCCCTTTCACAAACATACACAGATAAGGACGGAAAAGAATATACGGTCGATAATGCGTCTTATCGCCTGGCTAAATTTTTGACGGAGAAAGACGAGTATCTGGACTGGGAAAAGGTGACATATTACTACAATTTCACGGCACGCCACCTGATGATTGATTCCCGGGCAAAAAATATGCACCTGGTAACGGAAGACGGAATACACTTTTACCCCGTTCTTTATGACGCCGATACAGCGGAGGGCAACGATAATAACGGTAAGTTGAGTTATCCCTATTATTATGAGGATACCGATCTGGACGCCGGGGGGAATGTCGTGTTTAACGGTCAGAAAAGTGCCTTATGGATAAATGTCCGGGAAGGGTTTGCGGAAGCGATTGCCACACAGGACAGGACTTTACGTTCTTCCGCCGGTTATAGCTACGAAGAGGAAAAGGCCCTGTTTGATTCTCACCGCGAACAGTGGTGTGAGGCTTTATTTGCGTATGCGGCATGGGCTTTATATAAGAATAATCCCGCGTATATAGAAGCCGCGCTCGGAGATAAAAAACATCAGCGTAATTACTGGATGTACTATTCATACCGGTATTGGGACAGTAAGTTTCATTCCGGGGATGCACCCAAAAATAACCTGGTGTTACGTGTTTGGGGACGTGGCGCGGATTTAACCGTAGTGCCTTACTGCTGTCTGTATCCGCGTGCGGAATGGGGATCTACAAATAAAGTGACAACGCAGCGTTGCCTGGATTTGAAAAACGGGGTGACTTTCAAGAATCAGATTGATTCGGACGTTTCTAACTTTATCATTTATGTTTTTTCTTCTGATCTGATTGTTGATCTGGGGGATTTGTCGCAGATGGGAGATATACAGATTGATGATGTAGGAGCGGCACCGAGATTAAGACGGTTGCTCATCGGAAGGGACGAAGAAGGATTCGTAAACAAGCGTACAAAAACACTCTCTTTGAATAAGAACCGTATGCTCGAGGAGTTGGATATTTCTAATTGTGAGGGATTCGGATTGCAAAACGACGGGACTTATAAAAATTATACACTGGATTTGTCAAACAACACATTATTGAGAGCGTTACGCGCGAAGGGAAGTACGGTAACAGGATTCAGTTTGCCACAGACGGACAAACTGGAGACATTGCAGTTACCCGAAGGACTTACTACGCTCGCACTTATCAACCTTCCGAACCTGGGAAAGAACGGCGGAGATTTTTCCATTCTCGATACTTCCGAACTTGTTTCCGTTTCTATTCGTAATTGTCCGGCGGTGGATTCGCGGGCAATAATCGAGGACTGTTTGTCGCATGAAGTACAAAAGTTGGCAAATGTAAATATTACCGATATCCTCTGGAATGATTTCTCTTTGGATTATCTTTTCAGACTTGCAGAGATGAAGGCGGAACTTACAGGAGTCATTAACTTGAAACAGGATTCTGCCAATATGCCAAATTTTGCACAAAAAAGAGCGATGATCGAAGCTTTCGGAGACATTGACGATCCGGATAATAAATTATATGTAACTTATCGGGTAATGAGAATGAACGCACCTGTAATTTCCGGGAATGGCTATTATCCGGATACCGGTACTTACCAGATGGTATATGCGGCAACGCCTTCCACGGCCAACAACTTCCGCCGGGCAAAATGGAGTATAACAACAAACAGCTACGCCGATATTACGGAAGATGGAGTTTTAACCGTAAAGAAAGTCGGCGGGGCAGGAGCTGCGGAAGTTACCCTTACAATGGAATTATTAGGCGGAGAGGAAATATCATCTACTAGAAAGATCTTCTTTTATTTGCCTGATCCCAAACCGGGGGATTATGTATATTGTGACGGTTCGTATTCCGACATTTACGACGCAAACCGTTCCGTAATCGGTATTTGTTTCTATGTTAACGGAGATGACAGACGGATGATCGCTATTGATAATCTGGCAACCGTACCGTGGGGACGTAATGACCTGGATATACCGGATTTGAAAAATTATACTGTTGTGGACGGGGCCAACAGTTCGTTGACCATTAGCGATGAAACTTACCGGGAAAATGACAATACGACATTTAAAGAGTTTATTTCGGGAGCCCTTTCCGACTGGGACGGCAAGAAGAATACCGATAGGATGCACGAACAGGCTTTATATGCACTGCAATCCAATGGATTATATATACCCCAAAATATGCGCGAACTGGTTCAGGAAATGGCAAATATAACCGACGACACAACAAGGAGGCTATATTATCCGGCTTCATTCTATTGCAAGATGTATGAGCCTAAAATAAAAAATAATGAGATGTTGAACGGGAAGTTTACGGCGGGAAATTGGTACCTACCGTCATGCGGAGAATTGGCACGTATTGTTTTCTATGCCCTGAAAGGATACATCAAAGGGGAAGAAGGTACGGACCTGGCAATATTTGCGGATGCGGCAACAAACGGAATATTTGCGAAAATATCGGCTAATTGGATTTGGTCGAGTACGGAGTACCATTCGATCATCGCGTGGAACGTGTATGGTGCTTCCGGTCAGGTGTACAGTGGTGGCGGTAAGGCGAGCAGTTACGTCGTGCGTTGTGTCGCCGCATTTTAAACTTTAAACTTTAATATACAACAAGGTACATTAAGAACATGGGGAAAGTTAGCGATCTGAAAGTGTATAACGATGTTGAATTATTGGCCGGATGGGTGTTGGACATATCGGCCAACTTTCCTAAACAATATAGATACATTACGGAACGGCTGGTAAATACCATCTTTGATTGCATGGATGATATAACACTTGCTAATTTACGTGAGGGTACCGAACGGGCAATGTTTCTTGACGCATTCGTGGTACATTTTACATCGGTGAAAACCATTCTAAGAGTATGCACCCGGAAACGGATTCTTTCTGTTAATAATGAAGCCCTTTTTTTGCGGTCGTCCGCAAATATAGGCAGGCAGATAGCCGGATGGAAACGGGCAGCATTGAACCAAAATCGTTAAGGCGGTTATGGCAGTGTATAATTTAATTCCAAATGGGTGCCCTACTGGAAAGATACTTCCAGTTACGAACAAGATACAGGGTATGATAACGGAGTACCATTCGAACAACGCGTGGAACGTGAATGGTGCTTCCGGTCAGGTGAACAGTGGTAACAATAAGGCGAACAGTAACGTCGTGCGTTGTGTCGCCGCATCTGGGGAATTATACAGTGTACTGTTAGAATCATTTGTAGAAGCGTACCACGATTGCATTCTAAATAAAATGTCAAGTCCGCAATGTTGTGAATTTAGGGCCGATTACGAAGACCGTTTGTATGACCTTTATTTGCTGGTTATACAGGGTGTTTATTTCCCCTTGAAATCACGTTGTTTTATTGTTACCAGACCATTATATAGAGAAGTGTTTGCTGCGGATTTTCAGGACCGTATAATACATCATTGGATTTGTCTACGGTTAGAACCCTTGTTTGAGAAGCGTTTTACAGAGTTGGGCAATGTTTCGCATAATTGCAGAAAATATTTTGGAACGGAAAGCGCGGTACGGGCACTATCTAAAGATATATATGATTGTAGCAACGGGTTTACAGAAAGTTGCTGGGTAGCAAAATACGACATTTCCGGTTTCTTCATGTCGATAGATAAAAGGATCGCATGGGAATTACTTAATGAACTTATCAATACACATTATCACGGAACCGATAAGGAATGTTTGTTATATCTTACACGCATAACGGTATTTCATTTGCCGCAGGAACACTGCATAAAGAGATCACCGGAGTGCTTATGGGATATGATACCGGGTAATAAATCATTGTTCGGGAACGATCCGTTTAAGGGTATGCCAATCGGTAATCTTCCCTCTCAACTGATAGCAAATTTCTATCTGTCTTTCTTTGATGAGTTTGTTTTATCCTTGGGATTTGAGTATTACGAGAGATACGCGGACGATTTTGTACTGGTGCATAGGGATAAGAACTTTATATTAGAAGCGATACCGCTTTTTGAAAGATTCTTATGGGATAAATTGAAATTAAAACTACATCCGGACAAGAGATACCTGCAGCACTACACAAAAGGAATACAGTTCGTAGGAGCCGTTATTAAAATGGACCGGATATATGTAGGAAATAGAACCGTCCGTAATACCCGGCAGGCTATAAGATGTATAAATAAAGAGTTGGAGGCCGGAAATCCATTATCGGACGGTATGATATCACGTCTTAACAGCTATTTCGGGTTTATGAGGAAAAGAAAGGCATACGCCATACGGCGCGGGCTTGCAAAGGAATTTTCCCCTTTACTCTGGAACAAGGTGTATATGACAAATCATTTTTTCACGGTTAAAATAAAAATGAAGTATGATGAATTATTCCAATATCGACAGGAAACGATTAGGAACACCCGACGCCGTGTTGCTTAAATCCATGGCGTTACCGGTAGAATATGAGGACGGGATTTATATTGTCCGGTGGGATATACGGACTATTTTTCCGGATGATGGAACACAGAAAAATCCCCTGGTTACGTTCGCATCCTGGACCGGTAGAGAATATCCGGGAATAGAACGGATAAAGACATGGTTAGAAGAATATTATAACGGGAAAATCCCGGGAAACATAAACTTAAAAGATTACAGGTATGAAAGAATTAGAGTTTACAACCTACGTAAAACGTCCGGAAATGCTGGAGAAAAGCGTCCAGGCGTGCGTGCCTCACTGGACGATAAATATCGACAGTCGGCAGATAGAAAATGAGTTGGGAATATTGGTTTATAAACAGGAAGTTGTAAGGCTGGAAGGAGAATTAACCTATGATAAGATAGTTTCCGCGATCATAAACGCGAAATATTCCATAGACGACCAGACGGCTATATTAATGAACGCAATGAACCCGAATCTTCTTACAGAAGAGAAGGAAGCGGACTACTATCAGGAGATGAAAGACTTTCAGGCATGGAGGGACAAAGCTAAAAATATAGCTTCCGTAATAATGGATAAATTGCCGTTCTGAAACGGAAAAGATACGTTTTGTTAAATGATCAATTTTAGGAGTTATGAAACAGCTTATTAAAAAACTGTTCGGGTGGATGAAGGAAAGTAACCGCCCGGCACACATGAAGGCGGGCAATACAATTTTTGTAATCGTCTTAATTGTTTTTACACTTTTAGGGGGAATATTGCTTAACCCTTTGTTAGAAGGTTATTCTTATGAAGGCAGCAGCCGTTTGTTTATTCTGGCTATGATCCAGGCTCTTATTGTAGTCTTTATTGCAATGTGTTCAGTAGAATATATTCAAGAACGGATGGGGTGTAAATGGGACTGGCTGGATATTGCGGCCGGATGTTTAGGCTCTGTTTGTATAACCGTGTTTACAATCTTGCTTGTCTTGCTGATAATATAA